TAAGATCCCAAGCAACACTCAGTGTATTAGTAGTTGTTGAGTATGTGATTCCAGACCCATTACTCCATGTAGTCCAGTCCCAGCCTGCTATAGATATAGAAGGAGCATTAGGTGTAGTATGATAAGTTGCACCTTCATTTACTCCAAAGGTAATGGTTGCATTGGATCCAACGTAAACATTATTATATGTGACTCCGCCCATCTGTAAATTAAATGGAAGGTTCATGCGAACACCAGCATCGTCTACATTAGATAAAACATTTGTGGTCGTACCAATAGTTGCCGCAAGGGCGTTGACTGCATCTTGAGCGTTATTAATTGCTACGTTTGCTTGAGTTAATTGTGTTTGTGCCTCTGTGGTTGCAGTAGTTACTGCCGCTACCGCCGTGGTTGCCGTTGCTACTGTGGCAGTTGCGGTGTCTATTGATGTTTGGGCTGTTTGAATTAAAGTAGTTGCTGTCTCTGATTGTGCAACTTCTACCGCAATTGCAGTCGCTACCTGAGCAACTGTGGTTGGGGTTTCTGTCATTAAAGGAGTTGCTGTTGCTAGCACTGTAGCTGTCGCAGAATCTATGGTAGTAACGGCTTGCGTTACTATTGTTTGTGCCGCTGCAACCTCTGGTGTTTGAGTTGTGGCTGTTACTGGGATTGCTGCTACGGCTTCTGTAACAGATGCTATTGTTGAAGTAATTGTTTGAACAACTGCCGTTGCTGTTTCTACCGCTGTAGATACATTAGATACTTCCGCCACTGCTGTGGTTGCTGCAGTCACAGCCGTTGTTGCCTCAGTTACTGCGGCATTAGATGCTGTTACTGCCTGTACAGCTGTTGCTGTTGTGACAGTGGCCGTATCTGATGCTGCTATGGCCTGTGCAACTTCTGTAGTTGCGGTTGCAATGGCTGTATTTACTGCCTGCTGTGCAGGGCTTACAACAACCTGCTCTGAAGGAGCTGGCGGCTCATCGGCATTAGCAAGGTTAGGACTAAAAAGAAAAAGCCAGCCCACAATAAAGAGGCTGGTTAAAAAGTACTTTAACTTTCTAGTCAACTAAGTATCTCCTAAGTAATGCAATATCTTTGCTTACTTAGATATTATAGCAGAATGTTAGTTTAAATTACTTAACATTATCTGTTTTATAAAAACCGTTACCTTTAAACTGTATACCAAATGAGCCGTAATGTCTTTGTAATCTTTTACCACATTCGTTACATAGATACCTGGGTTCGATAGAAGTTATAGATCTTTCTTTTGCAACAATACTTTCTGGTGAACATTCACACTTGTATTCGTATATAGGCATTACTTACCGCTATTTTTTCTCTTTTCAGCTAAAGCCGAGAAGTCTTTGACTTTAGTTTCCCCCATGTATCCCCACGCATATCCATCTTCAATCATCTGCTCATTAAGAGACTTTGTGTCTCCATTAACATAAACCCATCCAAGTATCCTGCCATACTTTTCTGAGCTATCTGGCTTTTCAGTTTTAACTATAATAAATTTAGAATCTTTTAGCTTAGACTTAAGATACTCTTTTGACTCCAGCCCTAATGTTTTTTCAAACTTGTCTGTTGTTCTAGATTCTGGTGTATCAATACCAGCCAATCTTAATCTTTGAGAGTATGATATGCTGAACCCAAGATCAATGTCAACGTCAATTGTATCTCCGTCTACTACTTTTAGTACCTGCTTAATTCTGTATTCAAACATATCTCTCCCTTAATTTAAATGAGCAGTTTTTTACAGTCATACTCAGGACTATACCAGTTATTTAAAGTCGCTGTCTCCCCCGACTATCCTGGGCAGCGATGCCCAAATCTGCGACTCCCCAGTGACGGGGTGCAGATATCTATTATACTATTTATTTGATCTTGATAGTCTTTGGCTTCTTCTCTTCTGGCAGAATGCGTACAATATCAATCTTAAGCATTCCGTCCTTTAGTTCAGCAGCCTTTACTTCCATATATTCACCAAGAGCCCACTCACGAGTAAATTTACGGGCAGCAATTCCACGGTGGATAAACTTCGAATCGCTATCCTCTGTGTTTAATTCTCCCTTTACGGTAAGCTTGCCGTCTGCTGTTGATACATCAATATCTGTTTTACCAAATCCAGCAACTGCTAGTTCGACAACAAAGTTGTCTTCGTCTACTTTGATTACGTTATATGGTGGATAGTTAGTTGCACTTGATACTGTTTGAGCGTGACTCCATGTATCTAAGGCCCTATCAAATCCAATAAAAAAAGGATCCTTGAAAAGATCCCATGTATATGTTGTTACCATTTTATTCCTCCTTCAAGCGAATAAGTTAATTTATAGGACCCCTTACGGGCATCCTATAATAATTATATCATAATTTTTAATCGTTTGGAATATCCCTAAAGGTAGTGGGATCTATTTCTATCATGCCCATTTCTTTAGCCAACTTTTGTCCTTCTGGACTTAAATGTATTGTTGCCTGCAAGTCTTCGTCGTATTCAATTTTAGCAAGGCCTGCTTCGTATAGAGTTATTAAAGACTTATCAACGTAATTAACATGAGATTGCCATAATTCTGGAGCATACTCTTTAGCCATTTCTTGGTCTATAGAATAAATCATTTCACCATTTTCGTCCATGCCCTCTAAATTAACAACCCCTATCTCTAAATAGTACCCCAGGAGTTCGTCATCGTTTTTGTCTTCAAGACTCATTTACTGTTCCGTCTTCATTCTTATCTATGGTTGTTTCTACTAACTGCTGGACGTATTCAGAAAAATGTTTTCTAACACTTCCCATTGGCCTAGACCCAGAAGACTTCCATATTCTTTTATACTCTACAACATTAGAAAAGGTTGTAGGGCATAGCGGGGTGCCGTTATATTCTTTTAAAACTGTAGGAAGTGGTACATGCTTTCCACAACACTTACACTTTTTCGCTCTTTCTTGATATATACTCATACTATTTCCATTCCGTCTAATACATCTGATAAGTTTTTAGGCATCCTCGGTGGTCTTATCATGTTCATTACTATTTCATCTTCTTCTTTTTCTCTATCCCACTTCAAAGAGCTATAGGTATGTATATCTATCTCTTCATTGTTTTGTGGCCTGCTTCTACTAATTGCGTTATAAACAGAACCGCAAACAGCATCAGCTAAGTCTTTAGAACCTTTTCTCGGGTGGTCAACCTTATCTCTCATAATTTTTAATTGAAGCAATTCGTCTATAAGCAATTTAATTGCTGGTCCGCTTAATCTGTCTTCTGCAACAACCATGGCCATATCATCGTAATGCTTCTTTGCAACCGACAATGTTTCTGTGTGAATGCCGTATTGTTTTAATTGTTGCATCATGTCGTGTGAATTCCATCGGTCAAACGTACAGACACGAATCTTAAAACCTTTTGTCCTAAGAGACAGAATGTAGTCTTTAACTTCTGTAAAGTCCACAGACTTGTCTGGTGTAGGAGTCCAGTATCTAACAACATCTACTTCAACAATAGGGGCTGGCTGAGAATATGTATCAGTTACTTTTACATTTACCCACTTCTGTACATGCGCCATAGCAACAGCGCAATGGTCATGCTTTTGTGCAAGGTCAACGTGCAAGAAGTATTCCTTGTCTGGATCTGGTGCAAACCAGGTTTCAAATCTTCCAAAATCATCTACGGCCAATGCCATATTACTAAATGCCTTTTCAATTTTTTCACGGGACTTAAAGAATGCATCAATTGCTTCTGATGGCATGCAGGCAAATCTTCCTAGCGCATCTGGAGCATTCTTATAGAAAGCAACTTTAAAGTCATCTATGCTTCGTGTAGGATTAATTTCCCATGTAGGTCTACGCAGGGCGTACATTCTTGGATACTTGTAGGAGATAATGTGATCCTCTTCCCACTCTATATCAAACTCATTGCCTTCTGTTCCGTCTGGAAGTAGGTCGTCTAGCTTAAAATGATGTGTTCTCGTTACAGTTTCTTTTTCAGCAACTACGTCGTCATACCTTTGTTGAATGTAATCATTCTTATATCTTGGAAACGAAAGAAGAATAACCTTTCCATAGTCTGGAAAACGTGAGTCTACAGAGGCACGATACATTTCATATATAAGACTTCCAGTCTTTGCCTGCTCATGACCAGTGGTATTCTCTACGCTGAAGCCAGAAATTTCGTCAAGGATAACCACGATTACGTTATATCCTTCCCATGCCTCACGCTCTGAGTGACCTGAGTGAACTGTAATGTTTTTATTAAATTTAATTTCAGAAGCTTTTTCTGTGTACTTTCCAACAA